GTCGCAATCAAACTCTTTCACCCACGGGCTCGTCTTTGTGAGTGACTCCATCTTTCTTGGCTTGGCGCTAACTACTATTTGTTCCCTGTTCTCTAGCATCTGCGTGGGCACGCAGGGAGCCGGGTTTCCCAATCCCGACTCTATTATGTTTCGATACTTAGGGGATTTTGTATTTTAAAGTGTATAAAATATGCATGCCTACAACCAAAGGAATGTACAAGCTTAAGTACACACCCAATTGACCAAGGTACCATCATTACTGGCTTCGCTACTGGTTAACCACACCGATCGTGATGCTCGGTGCCAACATATCAACAAAACTGCTATAGTCCTATGAGGTGCGCTAACGGACTAAGTCCGAGTCCCCTGAGAGCACTACCCGCGACCATCTTAAACGGTTCACTCTGCGCAACTTCTGACAACACTTGAATATAGCCCTGGAAATCCACAGGCGACTGTGACGTTCCGCCACTGTGCATCTGACTCACTGAATAGGCAGGTGTGCCTTCCAGCTTATACGTAAGCTCAATTCTGAGACAAGCAGTGGACGGAACAAACCCCGTTCCGGTTAGAACCGGAATAAGCCAGCCTGAAGCATCAGCCTGTGATGCATTGCCTGCGCTTATATACGTGGTACTTGTCTGTCCCTGGATGTCATATCCAAAGCGGGTGTCGCCGGACATTCTGAATTGGTACGCCCTGGGGTCAATCGGCCTAGACACAAACGTGATAGGTGCTGTGGCCAGGGATGTGGCAGATTTCTCTACCACATTATCCATGGACACTGCTTTCGACACGTCAATTAAGCTCCCAGTAACTGGAATTCCCGACCAGCTGTAAAAGTCGCCCAGCGTTCCACTGTTTCCAGAGGAGTGCGGTTGGCCACCAACAACAATCTCGTGCGGTACATACCCAGCATAGGGAACAGAGGCCACATTAACTGTGCCCTGCGTTTGCGTCATATTGGAGATGGTTTGGACACGCATACCCCATCCGACAACTCTGTAGTTGACGAACTCGGTAGATATGTCGTTACCCGTCCCCGGTGAAGCCGAATTGGCTACGGTTACTCCCGAATTGGCTGCTAAAACGAAAGTACCGCCCCCTGTCAGATTACTCCGGCCTGAGAAGCCGGTGTATCTGGGATTGGCAAAAGCCATGTAATCAATGTTTCCCGAAGCGTCTGAAGTGACTGTAAAGGACGTGGTGTAGCTACGAGCTTCAGTAGGAGCGCTAAAGAGATCAGGGACACGAGCACCGTCCGCGGCTTCACTGAACGGGTCAGTGAGAGCCATTTTGAACGCCTCGATCCCTGTCTTACTTTTCGCGCTTTTACTCTTGCGTCGCGGTCGCGCGACCGCCTTATTTCCCTTCGCTGCTGTTTTGTTTCGTGCCATTCTTTCCTCAACGCTCTGTAATCTCCCATAACCTTGGATAGATTACCGGGCCGGCGCCGGTATCTTTTGCGGGCATCACGTTAGCAACACCCTCAAGGCGGAAGTTGTCGTTCGCGAAAGCACGTTCCAACGCGAACTGTTCTGGTAGCGAGATGCCGAAACATCTTTCAAAGCTACAGCGTGCGGTGGCACTTACTGGTAGCTCCCCGATAAATTCGGGGAGGTGCCAATACTGGTGATGAGTCTGTGTAAACTCTGAGAAAACGCGGTCTTTAGGTTTAGCGCCGTTCCGGATACACCACTTTGCGAACTCCTGCAAAACAGGCACACCCGCATGTATCGACAACTCACACTTACCCACCGACCACATTACCTCCTCCATATCCTTGACGGACCGTTTCCTATGGGAGTGCAGTGATCTCTGAATGACTCTAATTGGGTCGCGGCACAAAATCCACTTCCCTGTGACGACTTCCATTGGTTGGGTCTGACAGAATTTAATCTGCTCAAAACTACTAACGTAGTTTTCCAACTTGGCATCAAAGCCAAAACCCATCCAGAAGTCAACATAATCATTCAGTTTATGCGCGTCTTTGCGTTCCACGATTATGACGGCATCATCGCCGTCACAAATGAATTCATATTTGATCCCAAGTCTACTAAAATAGTAGACATGTCCCACAGTGTTGATGGTCGAGTTGCCACACCCGGTGTCTGGATCACCGGACGCTCGACCGTCTTCTCTGTAGTACAATACGCCATTGCTTGATATCCCGCTGTTGTGAAATTGCTCCGCCAACAGCATGGCAAGTTTCTTCTTGCCTTCTTTTATCAACGCGACGTATATCATATGGGATACTAGAATCCATACTTCCTGGACCGACTGGTCAAACCTCGACATGTCACTACCAAAAGCGACCGGATCTTCAAACTGATCCCATTTTTGTCTAAGTAAGACCGCGCGCTGACGCTGGTTCAAGCCCTTAGCCCAGACTTTCGTCCGGGGTGCTCCTTCTACCAGCGTTCCCCACCTCATTTTCGCAAGGTGTTTCTCGATCACTTTAATATACCTCCCTAATTCTACCGTCCATTCAGGCGTCCTACCCTGTATCGCTCTAGGGTCTTTGGACTCACCATGTATTGGCTCCACTTTGACGAACATCTTAATCTGTGCGTAAGTCCTCTGCCATCCCCAAAGCTCAAGGTTCTCCCGAGCCCGGTTGTAGATCTTCCGCTTAGCAGGCACAGTTGCCGAGTCGCAGAAGCACGTCCTCGATAGAGGAAACATTCTTTTGACTGACATCTTCCTAGTAATTTGCTCGACAAACTCCAAAAGTCGAGCTGCTTGGATCTTGCACACCCCTAGTGGTGGCGACAGGAACCGGTTGTTCAGCGCAACCAGTTCGTTACATTCACAGTTCCGATGAAAGTGGACCTGAGGGAATTCCAGTACTTTATATATGACGGGCGGCTTGGGTATACAAGCCACGACTGGCCGTCTTTTTTCGCAGCCTCTGCCTGCAAGTTTCTGTTTGACGAGATGTTCTGAAACGGTGCTCCAGTTAATAGCACCGCGCGTGATTTGTTTCAACTCCCTCATTCGTGAACAAACAGATTCCAACAGCAGTAGGCTAACCTATTGTGATTCCGTGGTGGCGACAGGTACTTGGACCGAACCAAGATACCTCCAGTCCCCGAGAAGCCAAGCTCCCCGGATCCTAGGAATGAGGGGCAGTGGCGCTGCCCTTCGTTCGTCATCTTCGCGTTGTAGGTCTAGAGCAACTACATCCCGCTCCCGGAGCAGTTCCCAGGACGCTGATATGATGCGCCTACATAACCTACGGTAATGCCGTTGGTCAGTAGGACGCAAAATCTCCCCGTCCATAGTCACATACTCTTCGTCGCAGTCTATAAGCTCCGCCAACTCGCGCTGTGCCTCCACATCCTCATCCAGCGCTTGCCATTTCGGCCGGATAGGTGCCTTGTGCGATTTTCTGCGCTCACCTTCCCCGTTCCCGGGATCGGATTGCGAACCATCTATGCTTCCGCTTCTTGCGGGAATCCTGGTTCTGGTGTGGTCTGATTGGACGGCCAACTCCAATCTCTGCTTCTCTACCGTTTCTGCGTACTCCTCTCGGGTTCGGCGCACCTCGGCTTGCTGCGCAAGCCTCACTGCCTCCTTACGCCGCGATTCTTCCAGTGTTGGACATTCTTTAAACCAACGGTCGAGATAAACCATACTTTGCGCTACATACTCTCGCTTGGAATACTTGGACTGCAGACCATCCAATTTTGTCGCCAAGCGAGTTGTGAAAGGGTGTTTGGCAGGGGCAGGCTGCGCGTTTCTTCGCGCCCACCGTTCATAGCCTGTCCTAATACGATTCCTTTCTGCAAGGTCCTGTGTCCTACGAACTTCCTGGGCCGACCTTATGGCCAAGGTGTCGTGTTCGCCCGTTGCCTCGCAACGTTTGAATATCTCAGCTCCGCCGCGGATGCTTCCTAGCACAGCCGCTGCCACCAAAATAATTTCCAACATTTGTTTGAAGAGAATGGGTAATGCGGTACTCCCCTTCAGCACGAGGCCTACAGGTTTCCCTAAATGTATTCTTCAAGCGGGTTTGGGGTGAAATGCTCAGTTTTACACCGTGAGCTAGGTGGCCTGGCGGATCCAACACAATACGCGCATGCTGCCAACGAGCGCGCAAGGCCGGGGGAACCCTATGGCATTGCCCTCATTGCTCCCTAAAATGTATCTATCAGTAGACGATAATAAGTTTTTCAACCTCTACAAAAGCAAAGGTTTCCATTCTAATTAGCCCCAAAAGGGGAAAACGGCAACATATTCAACCACGGACACACGGAGCAACGATCAACCCTTGCGGGAAGCACACCCTTCCGGTTACCGAAGGATGTGGTAAACGCC